GAGCATAGGAGATATAATGAGGGAGCTGAACGAGAGGCTCTCTTCCGGCGAGCCCGTCTTCTCAGGCGGGTTTGTCTATATCATGACGGGTTTCGACGTGAGGGTTTTCACAGAGAGTGAGTTCAGGAGGGTTCTTGATGGCGGAGATAATAAGAGTTAACAAGTATCAGACTCCTGTCACGAGTGAATGGCTTGACACTTTCCCTGAGGAAGTGCGGGATCAGTTCATGGAATTCGTGGACACGGTCCCGCTCATCAGGTGGATGATAGGCGAGGACAGGCCGAGGGCCAAGGATCTCCCGAGAGATGACAAGGGAAGGATCATCGTTGACATCACGCACCCTCACATCCTCGAGGACATGGACTACTTTCGTCCAGCTGCGAGGTTCTTCGATGAGAATGGATGTTACACGTTTCTTAAACCGAACAACAATCCGAATAGCGAATTCGGCAAGTGGTTCTCGGAGGAGGTAAACAGGTGCAGGTTCGGGTATGTCAGGGAGTCTGACGGCGAGTGGGTCACTGGTTTCATGTATTTCTACCTCAACTATTGTCCAATCATGCTCAACCGCCTTGATGAGGAGACTGGAGTGTATATGCGTGTTGAGGAGTTTCCTGATTTCTGGGAGGGAATCTATTACAGGTTCCATTATATAGACCAGGCCAGGCATGAGGGGAAGCACGGTGCTGAGTTGGCTAGGCGCGGCGCCTCGAAGTCTTACAGTCTCGCCTCCATTATGGCGCGCAATCTTCTTCTCGGCGAGAGGAAACCTAACCCGAAGCAGCGTTCGCGTCTGACGAGTATTCTCACCGCCTACACCAAGGAGTATCTCGCGGATAAGGACGGAACTTTCACGAAGTTCACCCCGATAATAGATTTTTGTGCGGCGAACACCGAGTTCCCAAGACTCATGCTCAAGCGCTCGCCGTCAGAGATGATATGGAGGATGGGGTATAAGAACAGCAATGGAAATGAGATGGGATCCCTCAATTCCGTCATGGGCCTTTCAGTTAAGGATGATGAGGGCAAGATAAGGGGAAAGAGGGGGTACATCCTGTATGAGGAGATGGGAAGCTATAAGAATTTCAAGCAGACATGGGATAATGTGCGTGACTCAGTGAAAGAGGGCCGCAGGGTGTTCTCGGAAATGTTCGCCGTTGGTACGGCTGGCGACAAGGAGTCTGATTTCTCAGGTGTAAAGACGATGCTTTACAATCCCGGTGCTTATGAGATTTACGCCCTTGATAACGTGTATGACCAGAAAGGAAAGGGTACTGACAAGTTCTCCTATTTCTTCCCGTCATATATCTCAAGGGCTGGATGTATGGACAAGGACGGGAACTCCGATGTCACGGCGGCCCTCATGGAGATACTGATGGAGCGCTGGATGGTCAAGCAGGGAGGTGACGCGGCGTCATACCTCTCCCGCGTGGCACAGATGCCAATCACCCCGGCTGAGGCGATCCTCAAGGTAAAGTCAAACTTCTTCCCTGTTGTAGCCCTCAACGAGAGGCTCAGGCAGCTCGACACTGATCCGAGGGCGTTCGATGACGTGTATGTCGGCGCTCTAGTTGATGTCGGCGGACATGTGGAGTTCAGGACCACTGATGATGTACCGATAAGGAAATGGCCAGTTGACAACACGGAGCAGGGGGCCCTCGAGATATTCACCATGCCTCCTACCGGGAATATCCAGAACCACCGCTATATCATAGGTGTCGACCCCGTTGATAATGACCAGGCTGAGTCATCGTCGCTGTTCTCATGCTTCGTCTTTGACATGTTCACCGATGAGATAGTCGCAGAGTACACCGGCAGGAAACCATTCGCCGAGGATAACTATGAGATAGCCCGTCTGTTGGCCGTGTTCTATAACGCCTCAGTGATGTACGAGGCGAATACGAAAGGGTTGTACGCCTATTTCGCCAAGTGCCACTCAACATGGATGCTCGCCGACTGCCCTGAATACCTCAGGGACAGGCAGCTTGTCAAGTACTCGATGTTCGGCTCGGCGCAGAAGGGCATAACAGTCAACTACGCGCTCATCAATTACGCCAATGACCTTATAAGGGACTGGCTTAACAAGACCTTTCCCATGGAGGTTAAGGATGAAATGGGTGAGATTCATATACAGCAGGTCCCTCAACTGTACAAGATAAGGAACAGGGCCCTGTTGCAGGAGCTCGTGTCTTATGGCCCTGAGGTGAACGTCGACCGCGTTAGGGCGTTGTCGCAGGTCATGCTTTACAGGGAGCAGTTCATCATCCTCTACGGCGGCTCTCCAGATAAGGATGACGACGGCAGGGACGACGTGGCTGACGACGAGTTCTTCGATCTCGACTGGAACAGGCACAAGGCCATGCTCAGTAGCCGTTACAATTCGACTTTCAAGGCGTAAGCGAATCATTTACATATTGATTTCGAGACGGATCTTTAAGTAGATTCGCCTCAGTTAATTGTGTTTTTATGGACTTCGATACAACATTCCCGAGGCAGACGCTTCCGTTCAAGTCAAAGGGTGACAAATGGAGGCGTAATGTCGTGGATTGGGCTGCGGCGAAGACGTATTTCAACTACTCGCCGGTTAGGAAGAGTGTTGTCCACTCGAAGATAAACTACGACCTCCTTAACGGGATCATCCACATGGAGGACGTGGCCGCTATACTCAATCCCGGGAACATCTCCACGGCTTTCCTGCCGGAGAAGATACAGCATTATCCTATCATCAACTCCAAGATCAACACTCTGCGCGGCGAGGAAGCCGGTAGGGTGTTCGACTGGAGGGTGATAGTCACTAACCCTTATTCGATCTCACAGATAGAGGAGGACAAGAAGGCGGCTTTCAATGAGGCTGTCAGGAATATAGTGGAGGACCAGTCCCTTGACCAGCAACAGGCGGAGGCTCAGATAGCTGAGAACCAGGACTTTTACGAGCATAGCTGGCAGGACGTAAGGGAGATAAGGGCGAATGAGCTGCTCAAACATTACTCCAAGGAGCTCGGGTTCAAGCAAATATTCAACGACGGTTTCGTTGACGCCTGCGTGTGCGGCACAGAGGTCTACCAGTGTTGTATTGTTGGTGGGGAGCCGATGATTGTCAGGATGAACCCTCTCAAGCTTAGGGCTTTCGGAACAGGATACTCGGATAAGCTTGAGGACGCTGACGTCATCATCTATGAGGACTACTGGTCAAGGGGCAGGATACTTGACACGTGGTATGACGAGCTCTCGGCGAAGGATGTCAAATGGATAAGTGATGAGATCCCGGAGTTCGGTGGCGACGGAACGCTCACGCCAGAGGGCGCGTATAACGAGGCTCACCCGTTCATTAACAGCCATCATATCTCAGGTGAGGCTGGCATAGTCCTGGATGGCGGTCATAATCTCGGATATATCTTTGACGCTATACCTGAGATCAACGGCGGAATAGGCTCGACTCTCCTGCCTTATGACATAGCCGGTAACATCAGGGTCTTGAGGGTATGGTGGAAGTCAAAGAGGAAGATATATAAGGTAAAGTCTTACGACCCGGTCACGGGCGATGAGGTGTTCGACTTCTATCCTGAGACGTACGTCCCGGACAAGGACGCCGGCGAGGAGGCGACAGCCCTGTGGGTAAATGAGGCATGGGAAGGCGTGAAGATCGGCGAGGAGATTTACGTCGGGATACGTCCTTGTCTCGTGCAGCACAACTCGATATCGAACCCGTCCAGGTGCCATTTCGGTATTGTGGGCACGATATACAACATCAACGAGTCCAAGCCTTACTCGCTGGTGGACATGATGAAACCGTACAACTATCTGTACGACGCCGTGCACGCCAAACTGGTTGACCTCATCGCCACCAACTGGGGAAAGCTTCTTGAGATGGATCTCGCTCTGAAGCCTAAGAACTGGGAGGTAGACAAGTGGATGTACTTCGCCAGGGCCAACAAGGTCCTCATAAAGGACTCGTTCAACGAGGGTAACAAGGGAGCGGCCATGGGCAAGCTAGCCGGAGGGCTCAACAATGCCTCCAAGGGTTATATTGACGCCGACTGGGGCAACTCGATACAGAATTACCTCAACATACTGCAATGGACAAAGGATGCCATGTCAGACCTTGTCGGCATCAACCGCCAGAGGGAGGGCAACACGTATAACAGGGAGACTGTCGGAGGTATAGAGAGAGCCGTGTTGCAGTCAAGCTATATCACCGACTGGCTTTTCCAGAAGCATGATGACACAAAGAGGCGGGTCCTTGAGTGCTTCATCGAGGAATGCAAGGCCGCCCTGAGGGGCAGGAGCAAAAAGTTCCAGTATATATTGTCCGACTACTCGATGAAAGTCATGGATATAGACGGGGACGAGTTCGCCGAGAGCGACTACGGCATCGTGGTGGACAACTCCACGGATACGCAGAAGCTCAATAACCAGATGGACACGCTCGGTCAGGCCATGGCCCAGAACGGCATGCCTTTCTCCACGCTGATAAAGCTCTACTCGGCGATGTCGATGCAGGAGAAGGTCCGCATGATAGAGGGGTCTGAGAAGGAGATGCTACAGAGGCAGCAGGAGGCGCAGCAGAGACAGGAGCAGATCGAGCAGATGAAGATACAGGCCCAGCAGCAGATAGAGTCCCAGAAGCTACAACAGCAGGATATGCTCAACCAGAGGGATAACGAGACCAAGGTCCAGGTCGCGGAGATCAACTCCAGGGCTGAGTACATGAGGCTCGGTATCTACGCCGAGGAGAATGACGAGGAGCTTGTCAAGGAGAAGCTTGACCTTGAGAGGGAGAAGCTCAGGCAGGACATCCTCAAGTTCGACAAGGAGTTACGTCAGAGGGAATCCGAGCAGAAGGACAAGAAAGAGGTAGAGCTTAAGAAGATAGCCGCCCAGAGACAGAAAACGAGTAACAGCAAATAGATATGCGATTCACTAAATCAGATATAGAGGAGATCGCCAGGAGGATAGCCGTCATAACCAAGAGGGACTCGGAGCTTCCTGATGCTGACATACCTCTACATGATAACGAGCGGGTTCCAATTATCCAGTATATCCCGCTTGTCCAGGATTATGAGAACAGGCTTTTGTCATTGGCTGACCTGAGAAGCCTTGTGCTCGCCGATACTGACCAGGCAGCTGTCGGGTGCGTGTTGAGCGTGATCTGCGATACCGACGGGGCGGTGGTCACAATCAAGGGTGCCGAGAGGAGATCTTACGCTGGTTATTACGGTGAGATGGTGGATGTCATCATCACAGCCGATGGATATGACACTTGGATCGGCGTTGTCACGATGACACAGGATCATACTTTGGTGGTATCGCTGAACAAGGAAGGCGGCGGATCGACACCAGGGGCGGAAGCGTATTATGTCATGATAACGAACAGCCAGGGCGCCTCGATAACGTTCAACGGCACGCCTGTGGCATCCGGCTCACCGATGCTTTTCGCGGCTGGGACTGACGTCAATATCCTCGTGAGCAAGGATGGTTTCGAGCCTTGGCATTATACCATTGATGATATAGCCGATAACTTCTCAAGGGACGTCACGCTGACAGAGAGCGAGTCCGAGGATGAGGACCCGTTCATCGTGTTCACTAATGACACGCTTGAGTTGCCGAAAAGCGGGGCGTCAATGACATCCGGCATCAAGTCCAACTGCTCTTGGGAGATCCTGTCGAAGGCTTCTCCAAGCAAGACGAGCCAGGGGTCCGATTATAACGCCTCCAATGTCATACCAGAGATGACTGTGGCCACTGACGAGAGTATAGATATAGAGAATGATATGGGTTTAACTTACAAATCGAGGAACAGTGGTGTCGCCAAGGTGGAGGGCACCACTGTCACAGGCGTCTCCAGCGGTGAGACCATCATTGACGCGTATAAGGGTGACACTCTTGTCGGATCGACGAAGACCACTGTCGCGGACTCGGGTTCTATCATCGAGCCTGAGAGCATAAAGATCGTGGACGAGAGTGGCAAGGAGGTGACAGCCGTTGAGCTGTCATCCGTGACTGGCAGGGCATCCAAGCAACTGAGGGCTGTCATCCTGCCTTCCAACGCCGACCAGACCGTGACATGGTCAACCGGATCCACCCGCGATCCGTTCACTGTTGACCAGACAGGACTTGTCGTGGCTACCGGCAATGGCGGAACCACTTACAGCGCCTATGTAATGGCGAAGACCGGTAACGGTAAGCTTAAGGCTAAGTGCTCTATCATATGCAAGGCCGCTGGCACTTACGTCACCAGTGTCACTCCGGCGAACATGAGCGCGGCGGCTTCTCAGGCGTCGAATGACGATCTTAGCGTGAACGTTGTCACGAGAAACGAGGGCGGTATCGACACAGGTGTCAAGGTGACTGAGCTCAGCGGGTTCAGGGCTGTGTACAATCCGTACGCGTATATCGGCAGCACCGAGATGGCGACACCTTATTATGAGAACGGAAAACTGGTGTTCAACATACACAGTAATTACGGGAACGAGAGGGAGTTGAGGCTACAGATCCAGGGTAATGAGAGCGGAGATGAAGGCAAGATCCTTGTCATCAAGCAGGCCGCCAGCTCAGAGGCCAGCGGTATGGTAGGACAGACCACGGCTTATTTCGAGGCTGACGGGACTCCTTCACCAATCTCCTCGACAAACCAGTCTTTCACGGGCTCGATCTATTTCGTCTGCGGGTTCGGCAGGGCCTTGACGGTTCTTGGCTCAGCTACTCTTCCTGGCTGGATTCACCTCAACACGAGCGGTTTCAGCGACAGGGCCAACATACATGAGCTTTACGGATATAACGCCGCGCAGCACGCCGAGTACAGGAGGTACGGCACTATTGACGGTAAAGT